ACTGTAGAATATTGATGGGGACATGATTGTGCTTGAAATTTATTTGACCAATGTCCTAATAGATAATCATCAATCTTCATATACTAAACATTCTGGTTCCGAAGGGTTTGCATCACAGAATAGTTCTAGGTAGGTCGGATCATGATGATCGCCTGCTTCAATCTCTTTCTTGTGATGTTCTGCATACTCTTCCAATTCATGCAACTCACCTTCAATGTGGCGACGTTGATTAGGAGAGGTCATAGGATTATCGAGAATTTCTTTATCCTTCTCGATATGCTTTTCGATACTGTCCATTTGTAACATAAGTGCTTTATAATTTTATTTATGAAAGAGCTCTAAAACTTATCTTTGAACCCTTACAGTGTTATTATAGCACAGAATCTTTAACTAGCAACAAATCAGTTGTGATTTTAGTATCTAAAATTTTATGGGTTAGTCCTGCGATTACATAACGACCACTGTATTTCTTATCAACTTGAGTTCTATCTTGATTCCTAAAGTTACCAGGAAGAACTACATTTATTCCATATCCAGCATACAAATCAAGATTACCAGGGATGCTAATCGTCAATTTAATATTCTTAAAAGACTCAATACGAAGATACTGATATGCTTGAAGTTCTGTAATTTCTTCATAATTTTTTTGAGGATTGTCTTGATACTTAGGATCAAAATTTTGGTTTGGAAGCATCGAATATCGAACTCTTTTGGGGCGATCTATAAGAGCTTGAATACCACTATCCATTTGCTTAATAGGACTAGTAGTCTTATTTTTGTTGAGGTGAGACATCTTTCCCCACATTTCTGAAATACTATAACGATATGCATCTACTGACATATCAGCACTCAAACCCACCTTAGATTCTGTTATAGTAACAGGATCAAATCCTATACTATATCCAGACCAAGTTCCATGCCTTAATCCACTCAAGAAATTTCTTTCATCTGGAAATGTAACAGCATTAATTTTGAAAGTATCTGCTGCACCATCATCTACAGAAGATGGGGAATAAGAATATGTGTATAATTTTGCTGTTCCCCTGCTTGGATTAGTTTCTTTCAGATCTTGAGAATTTACAGAATCAATGATATTATCAAGGGATTTGAAATGATATCCGAGAGAATTTTCCCAGAATACAAATCCATTCTGAAGACCTCCTCCTCCTTTTGCTTGCCTAACAGATCTCTGACATAACCAATAAATCACATCAAATGGTCTCCAATTTGGAGATATGAACTGATGTTTGTTGATTGACTGCTCTACAAATAATTTTTTAGGTGTGTCTATAAACCTTTTATCTGATAACAGTTGTTTAATAATTTCGCTAGATTCTGTCTTACCTTGAAAGATAACTTCACTGTGACCGAAAATATTTACAATCTCATTCTTAATGAATTCATCCGATGCACAATTGAGGATAAAAGTATCAACCCCCTGATATCTAGAACGAGATTCAATTTCATACGCTCTAAAGAAATAAACTTTATCTACAATAGTACCCTTAATCTGAATCCTAAACAGTTCAGATCCTGTCATTGCTCCCAGAAATCCAGAGGAATCTTGAACAATCAATCTTGCTTCTAAGGTCGCAGAATTAAGAGATTCAAAAATTTCAATACCAGGAATAAATTCTTTGACGTTAGAATATCCTTCCTTATTCTTCAGTTCTTTTCCATCTCTATATACGGTAACTTTATATTCAACGTCACCTACATTTTCTCTTGGTAATGTCATTTGAACGCACCTCTAAGGGGGTTATTGAAAGAATTTAGTAATGATGCAGTACTACCATCATCAGATTTACTACTACCAGTTGTTACTGGAGTTGGTGTGCTTGATCCAGCGGAACTCATTATTTCTTGAATCATTTTATTTGCCTTCTGGATTGCTACATTATTAGATTGATTAGATCCAGCAACTTGTGTCAATACTGCAGAAATTAAATCTTTCTGCATTTGAGTGGTTTGCTGACGAGCAGTAGTTACTTCTTGTGTATGTCTTTGTAACTTAAACTGATCTTTTCCAGAGGTTATGTTACTACCTACACCAGGTTGGAAGTTGCTTTTAGGAGAAGGAACACCCAACCTAGTAGTCATACTATCTGCAGAGGATGGCGTAAATACTGCTCCATTTGTTCCGATATCATAATTATATCCACCAGATTCAGGCGTGCTTTCAAGAGGAGAACTACTATGACCTCCACCAGTTCCACCATGACCAGTAATTTCACTTACAGGAGTGAGGATATTTGGATTACTTGCAGTATTGAATGTATGATTCCCAAACTTAACCTCATTGACCTGTTGAGATGGATCTGTGAAAGCAGCATCATAATTTCTAAATCCAGTAGAACCCATAAGATAATTAATTTGCTCTGCTGGAACATTTTTAGATTCAAGATATCCTCTAAGACCTGTCGGATTCCTAGCAGTTTCAATTGCTTTCTGTGCTCTCAACATATCAGCATCACTTCTATTTTTGAATAGAGATCCGCCTGGTTTTGCTGGAGTGTATTGTCCGCCATTGTCTGCCATGATAATATCTTTAACACTTCCACTTTCTGCCATGAAGATCCCAGGTCCTACAATGCCTTTTTGGACTAATCCTGCTCTGTTCAAAACAGATCGTGCAACTAATGCCATTCCTAAATGACCTTCTCCTCCAGCTTCAGCAAGAACAAGTTTTTGGAGTAATGCATAATCACCACTAGCAATCTTGGCACTGCCACCAGTTGTCGCTGGACCGTGATCGCCTGGTTTTAATCCAGCAGTAGGAACTATTGTGTCCTCCCCACCCATATATTTTCTAATTTTTGCACGAAGTTTATCACCACCTGTGCCATCCTTATCACTTTTCTTCAACTTATGTAAGTCGGATCTTTCACCCGTACCATTCCACCAAGTAGGACCATAGTTAGGAGTTGGACTCTTACCATCTTTGTTTGACGCTGCTTCAGCGTGATTCATCACTCTCTTGATATTAATATCACTAGGTTTCCATCCCCATTTTTTAGCAACATTTGCTGCTTCCTTTGACATATTTTCAATCTGGATGGGTTTTGGACCATAGGAATCCCAGTTATAAGCTGACATTGCTGCCATGCTAATTCCTACACCCTTGCTATTACGTCTCCAGGTATGCTCCCCTCCAACCTGGTCAGAAGGTCTATCATTATATACTTTTCCATCACCTTGAATTACTGCATTATAAGGTCCTTTTTTATAATTATAATCAGTAGCAGTCCAATGCAAATAGATTTGCTTGTCTAAGTTACCACCTCTTGAAAATTCTGGTAGTTCTGGTAATTTTATACTAGGAGCACCAGATCTTGCAGTATTACCACCGCTAGAAAATCCAGGAAGACTAAATCCTTGACTTTTTGCCTCACCCATCCTCCTAGAGGTTAGATTTGGTTGTGTTTTTGTTGCAGGAGTATTAAAAGGAACGACGAAAGCTCCCCCATTAGACTTTCTAGCAACATATTCGGATCCGTGTCCGATAAACGAGGTTGATCTCCCTCCATCCAATGATACGGGATATCCTGATTGTGGTCCATTAATCCATCCTCCTGATGCTGCTTGTGGTAATATTCCACCTTGTGCTTTTTCGGGTGGTTTGTATTGTCCTTTAGTTGTTTTGTCAAATCCTGGATCTTCTGGCAATCTCCCCTGTGCATCTTTTTGGGCATCCAGAGTGCCATCTGCAGCAGGACGGGTTGCTAAACCCTCAGAGAGTAACCAGAGAGCAGTAGCAGGAACGGCAACCCTGCCTATCATAGGAAGAATTCCTCTCCCCCCAAATCTCGCAAGACCCTTACGAGCCATGAGTGATCTTCTAGTCTTATTTAAACTATTAAAAAATAATTTTAGGACACTTCCAAAATCTGAAATGATTTTTAGAGGATTAGTTAGCCAACGTATCCCAAGTAATAATGAACCTATTCCTACAGTTGCGCGAATAAATCCACCAAACTTTTCACCAAAAGTAGATTCGTCTGATAATAATGTGTATAATCCTTCTATAGTATTGGTGACACCAAATACTGCCCAATCTTTAACAAATTTTAGTACATTACTTACTACTTCTAGTACTTTCTTTACCTTTTGTTGATTTTCTTTTTTACTAATCCACTCAAGAGCAGGTCCAACAACAAATAATTTAAATAAATTTCCTAGCAATCCCAACATTGCTTCAAAGAAGTTAGGAATTTTACCTATCTTAAGTTTCGATAAAAATGATGTAAAGGTTTTCTTTTCTTTTTTTGTATATTTTGGTTCAAATTTAGTATTATTTTTCTTTTCTGCTTCTAATATTTTTAGTTGTGATTTTTTTAAATCAATTATACTAGAAGAAATGGAATTTACAGTACTCCCTAGGTTATTCAGGGCAAGTGTTGTTTTATTAATAGATTCTACAACATCTCTGTCAGGAGAGTCTGTAGAAACAGTCCCAACACCAACAAATTTGTAAAAATTTATTTTTGCCCCTTTTTGTACTGTAGTTGCCATTTAATTACTTCATCCTTTGAGAAAGGCTACTTTGTGTAATTTGCACTGTTTCCTTACCAGTATTTATAGGCACTGCTTGAGGGATGGGTACAACTCTCTCAATGACAATTGGAATAGGAATAAATTCAGCACCTTGATCCATGGCATATTGTGCAGAAAATCCATCTGTTGCAGATAGCATATTTCTACTAGAATTTACAGGACTAACCATTTTGGGTGGAGTCGCACGATTATTTTTAGTAGTCCTAAAAGTATTATTGACATTAGTCACGTTACTGATAGGATTGACAGTTATAACATTCCGAACACTCTTAACAATAGTTTCATTTAGATTGGGACTTACATTCATAAATTTGAATGATATATCACCAGTATCTGCTCCGATGGAAGGAGACTCAGGTTGTACGAAACTTTGCCCAATGTCATTAACAACACCACCACTTGCCAATTGTTGAATGGGACCACCACTTGCTAACTGTTGAATGGGACCACCAAACGCAAAGTTCAGAACTGGACCACCACGCATATGCGCCATTCCCTTCTGAGTTTCCTCAGCCTTTTTAATTTCTGTTGGTGAGGTTTTCTTTGGATCGTACTTACCAGTATTAAATGTATCCTGGAATGTTCCAGGTTTCATCATGAAATCCCATAACTTATCTCTGTTATTCCAAAGATCACCTAGTTTGCTAAAGAATGGTTCGACCCCATGCTTCCAAATGAATCCAATGGGACCAGGCATAATGAAGAATTCACCAAAATCCTTTGCAAAGGATAACAGCATTCCTGGAACTTTTCGTAACTCTAAAATTCTTAGAGGATTCATTAAAATGCTGAAGACATCATATAATGTCCCCGCCATTTTACCCATTTTTTTCCACAAAGTATCAAAAAATGAAGGAATATTTAAGAACTCTGCCATTCCAGATAACATGTTCCATAGTTTTCCTGCGGCAGCAACAATATTAGACCATACGCCAGCAATACCAGTACCAATCTTATCCCAAAACTCTTTTGTTAATAACTGCTTTAACCCTTCTGCAATAGTACTACCCACGGCACCCATACCGCCGCTACCACCACCCTCTCCTGTGATAGTCTTAAATAACCATCCACCGAGTGCTTCACCTGCAATACCACCAAGCATTGCACCAATAAATCCACCTATCGGAACAGCAACTGGCGCTAAGAGACCGCCAGAGAACCCAGAGAGGGCAAGACCAGCAGCACCACCTAACCATCCACCTAACAACTCTCCAAGACCTGCACCGACTGCCATAGCAGCAGAAGCAGCAATAGACTCTCCTGATGCCCAGTTCAGTGCAAATGTGATTAGAGGACCAATAATAGGAATTCTATTCAGAATCTTCTTGAGTGCCTTGACACCACCCATCCCAATAATTTTAAGTAGAAAACGTTGAGTTGCTTTATCAACTCCCTTCTTGAAAATCTTAGAGGTTCCTAATTTTGCTGCATCGTCACTAGTAGCACCAAGTATTGTTGCTGTCATTCTATTAGAACGAGCAGAAAGATTCCCTAGTGCAGGTCTAGATGTGATTTGTTTCTTGTCTATTCTTTTAAGAACATCTGCATTTGCACGTCTTGTTGCCTGAGCAGGACTTGACCCACTACTAATTAGATCATTATATCTTTGATCGAAAGCACTTCTAGCACCTGCTCCATGCTTTTTAGAAATTTTATCTGCTAAACGTCTTTGGGGAGATCTTAAATCTGTATCTTCAATACCAGTAAATTTAGTCTGAGGTTTTACAGGTGTTGAAGAAGCACTAGGTCTTGATATGTTCCTAGCACGTTCGGGATCAGTTGCACTCTTTGGTTTAGTTTTATTATCAGGTTTATTCTTACTCTTACTCTTATCTGCGTTTGGATCAGGATTAGGATTACGACCGCCACCATCTCCAGTGAATAGATCAAGCAATCCCAATATGTCGGTCATCAATCCAAATGGATTCATGACACCTTTTAAGGCTATAATACCAAGAAGTATAGTTCCTAGTGCTTTTAACCTGTCACCAAACGAAGAGTCACTACCAAATAATGTCTTAAATGTATTAAAGGTAGCATCTCCAACTGCTTTGAAAAATCCAAATAACTTGTCAAAAACAAATTGAGTCTTTCTTAGAAACTCCTTAACCTTATCGAAGTTTTCTTTATCCGATACCCAGTCTAGAAGAGTATTTACCGCAACCAGACCACCAATAGATAATAAAAATTGTCCTATTGGATTTAAAAATTTTGAAATAAAACCTAGACTACCACCTGCTGCCTTTTTCTGCTTAGTATTGGGTTTTATTTTTGACTTACCCTTTTCTAATTTAGTAAGTTCTTGTGCTTCTTCTGCAGATTCATCACGTTCCCTCTGCTTTCTTCTTCTTTCTAATAATTCTTGTTTCTTATCATTCTTAATTGATGCAATATTGATTTTTTCAATATCAGATATAACTGATCCTAAAGAAGAAACAGTAGATCCTAGTCGATTAATTCCTAGTACATTTTTATTTACAGCAAGACTTACTGGTGATCTTGTTGTACCACCAGGATTAACAAATTTATATGCTTGTAGTTTAGCCACCTGCTGCTTGCTTCTCCTTCATGCGACGTTCTTCTTCTTTTAGGAATGTTATTAATAGATTGACGTAAATCTCTTTTTCCCAAGGCATCAGATTATCGATATGCTCGATATTCCATTTATGGTGATGCATTAGGGCAAAGTTACCTTCATAGTAAGAACGAAGATTGTTGTGAAGGAGTGCTACGCGAAAAAACTCGCCAATCCCTCAAGTACAACTTCAGATTCAACCCCAGTATTAGGATTAGTAACAGAGGCAGTATATTTCAGTTTGGGCATAGTCTCAAAGAAACTTTGAACCAGTTGAAACTGTTTAGAACTTAACTGATCTAAAAATTCCAACATTTCTTCTTTGGTGCTATCCGCACAATCATAAACTTGTTGAGTATCAGCAATAGTTGAAGCACAATCTGCTGCCATCTCAAACACTTGATCAACACCCATACCATCGCCAAAATTTGATTTGACAAACGTATCAAGACGAGGATATCTCATGGTAAGAACAATTTCATCAGACAGTTTAATTTCTGTCTTATGACCTCTTGTCTTTTCGACCTTAATTTCATCAAGTGGAATTGATAATTTCACTTCAGTTTCCCCATCATCTGGACAAATGACCAGAGTATCTACAGATTCACCTACAGACTTTGTGCGAATCTGCAAAAACAAATATTCAATATCAAATGTTGCTAGGGATTCTACATTTTGAAGATCAGTACAGTCTTTAATGATTGTTTTGATTGCTTCTATAACATCAGTTTGCTCACCCGTTTCTGTAGCAAGTAGAAGTAGTTTTTCTTCTTTTACAAGAAATGGTCTGTAATTGACGGTTTTACCATCAGAAGGCAATTTCAATTTGTACCTAGGTACATTTAATTTAGGTAATGCCATAGTATTTCAATTCAGTAATTTTATTTATGAGTTATCTGATAGAATCAGTTTCCCCAGCAATGTATGCATTATCAACTGCAATAGATGTTGATCTTGCACGATTAGTCAGATTCAGATCAAATTTATTTCTAGGATAGAATCTATATCTTTCATAATAAAACCCTACAGTCATTGTTAATGTCTTTGCTGTGGAGTTATCAAGACGAACCGACCCAATATTATATGGGAATACATTAACCATTCTGTAACATGCAGTCAATTCATATTTCCTTGCCAATAAGAAGTCATTTCCAGCTTCTCTCAAAGCACGAATCATTTTTGGATCGGTATATACATAATCTCCGCCACCTCTTTCCCACTTGTATATCAATAATTCGGGACAACAATATTCATTATAAAATCTAGTGTATTGATCAGAATCACTAGCCATCAACTGGGTCCATCTTTCAAATAAATTTCTAGACTGTTGAGATCTAGGAAGTCTGAATACAATCTGCATC